GTATATTACCAAGAATTCAAGTTTCAAGACGCTGATTTAAGGTCTTGGAAACATAAGTGGTTAAAGAGATTAGATATGTATCATGAATTAAAATTTGATGAAAAAGAAAGAGTTAAACCAATGAAAGCGGAGGATTTTGTTTGATTATGGAAATATGGATGATAATTGCTATAACTCTATGGACAATGGGAATGATTGAATAATGGAACGTAGAAAGCCGACTGTATATATTGCTATGCCTTGTTATGATACCATGAAGGTAGAGACGTGTGTCTCTATCCTGAATACTTACGCAGTATTTGCTAAGGCTGGAATTACTTGTACTTTTAAATCAGTTAAATCTTCTCTCGTGACTCATGCGAGAAATCTATTGACTGCAGGGTTCATGGCTAGTGATTATGATTATATGTTATGTGTTGATGCGGATGTAGAGTTTTCTCATGAAGCTGCTTTAAGAATGTTAGTACCTGAAAAAGATATTGTTGTTACTCCCTATAGATTGAAAGAGAATCCTTTACAGACTAAATATCCTGTGGAACATCTTGATCCTAATAATATAAAAATTTTACCATTTGATTTAGTAGAACTTAAGTCTGCTCCGGCTGGCTTAATGTTAATTAATAGATCTGTGTTTAAGGTGTTGATGGCTAAGTATCCTAATAGAAAGATTAATTTTAATAAAGAACACCAAGATAAAATGGATAAAGAGGTAGGTCATCGGGGAGCGATTGAAAAATATATGTACAATTTTTGGGATACGAGCTTCAAGGATCATGAATGGAAGGGTGAAGATTTAGCCTTCTGTGAACTCGCTAGACGTTGTAGTATTAAAATCTACGCGAATCTAGACTCATGGACCACGCACCACGGATCATGGGGCTTTAGAGGCAAGTTTGGAGATTCATTAACTAAGAAGGCGGATAAATGAAGCTTAACATTAAAGACTATATTAAAGTCTTTGATAATAGTTATTTTACAAAACAACAATGTAAACTCATTATTAATTCTTTTGATAAATCATTAACTCAAAAACATAATTTTTATAATGATCATAAAAATAAAAGAAAATTAGTAGGTAATGATCCTAATCAATGTACATTAAAGAAAGATAAAGTTTTACCTGTTGGAGATTTAATTAAAAACCAATGGTTTAAGTTAATAGGTGAATATATTTCAAAGTTTTTACAAGAAGAAAAAATGTATTGGTATAAAGGTTGGAATGGTTTTTCTTTTCCTAAATTCATAGAATATACAAAAGGTGCATCTATGAAAAAACATTGTGACCATATTCATGCATTATTTGAAATAGGTGGTAAACCAAGAGGAGTACCCACTCTAACACTAATTACAGCTTTGAATGATGATTATTTAGGGGGAGATTTAGTATTGTGTGAAAAGTATAAATATAAATTAAAACAAGGAGAAACACTAATTCATCCTAGTAATTTTTTATACCCACATGAAGTTACAGAAATAACAAAAGGTAAAAGATATACAGCTATATCTTGGGTTTATTAATGAATAGCGAATACATTACAATGTACACACATGGTTTTTTGTATGGATATTTGAAAGATATAAACAATGAACACTTAAAAAACTTAGCAATACAAAATTACAATAACAGAATTTCTAGTAATCCTAATGAAACACAATCAGAGGATATTAGAATCCCTTTTGACTCTGAGATAAAAAAAATCATTCAACAAATGAGCGATGCTTATAAAAAACATTTTGGTAAAGAATTAAAAAAGAACCCTAAAGAGACTAGCCATTGGTCCCAAGTTCATTACAAAGGTGAAAGCACTCAATATCATCATCATCTACCTGGATCGGATCTAGCTGGAGTTTATTATGTAGAAGTACCAAAAGATAGTGGTGACTTAATACTAAAATATAAAAAACATGAATTTGATGTTTCTAAGTGGTATTTTCCCCCAGAAACTGGTAAGTTTATTATATTTGATGCAGGAATGGAACACGCGGTGGCACCAAATAAAGACGCTAAACCAAGAGTATGTATTTCAATTAACTTTCAAATTAAATAGAATTATTAATGAGCGACTTAGAAAAATTATTAGAAGAACTTAGAGAGTACCGTAATGACATGGTGGCCAGGAATTATCCTTTTCAAAAGATAAGTGATATCATTATCAAATGGGAAATGAAAAATGTACCAGACTTTTTAGAAGAGGTAGAAAGAGAGAAAAAGGAGCTAAATGAATCCTATCAAGAATCACTTAGACAAGCCGAAGAACGAAAAAAATAAGCATGGAGGAGCACAGTTGGAGTCTATGCTCATTAAAAAATATGCAGACAAATGGTGTATAGATAATGGATACCCCTTAACCAAAAGAATAATTAAACGAGGAAGATGCAAAGAAAGGAGGATAAATGAGAGAACAAATATACAAAGCTCTGATGGTACGTTACCAGCACCAGATGGAAGACGCACTACTTAAAATAGATCTATTGATGACCACTCCCAATTCGGTGATTGTACAACACACAGATATCACGGGCGAAATTGACAAATTGTTACATAAAGTTGCTGATGCCAAAGAGAATATGTCCATATTAAGGCAATATTATGGCACAAATTAGACCGGACATTTTCCATAAGAGATTCTGGAGATAATTTAGTGTTGATGAAAAAAAACATGAAAAAAAAGTGTCTTTATGTCCAAAAAGAAAAAAAGATAGCAATACCAATGGTTCTAGGTCAAAAAACAGGACATTTTACTGGACATTTTTTTAAAAAAGGACATTATATAATGTCCATAGTAGGAGTGCCTCCGCGCGCGCGCAAGGCTGCTTAACATGAAGTGATTTATCTGGTAGAACTCTTATATGCCTAAGAAAAGAAGAAAAAGAATCATAACTCAAATAACTCCTGATATACCTTTTCCTAAAGTCAGAGTGGAGTGGGTCGACGCCATGAGTGACTCAGGCTGGGCCAATGAAAAAGAATTTAATAAGATGAAATTAGCTTATCCAGTTAATGAAGGTTGGCTCTATTCTAAAGATAATAAATCAGTTAAACTTTTTGCCTCTTACGATAAAGAAGACGATGGTAGTTTTACTTTTGGGGATCGGACGATGATTCCTCGTGATTGGGTGAAGAAGATTCAGAAGATTTAGATGATTCTTTGCCTTGTGCTAATGTTGATTTTTTTGAGTGTACAGGATTATTAGTTGTCTCAATTACTTCCCCTTCAACAGTCTTTGCATTTAAAAGAGGTGCGTAGTCGTCTAAAATTTGTTTCATTTTTGCTTCTAGTTGTTCTTCTGTCATATCCTCTAGCTTACCTGTTTTTATTATTTTGCGGTCTATATATAATCCTGCTGCTTTTCCTCTATTGGCTTCAGCATTTACAGCGCTGGAAAAACTTCCTTTCTTTAAAGCGGCTTCTCTCAATCTAGCTAGTTCTGCTACGTGTCCTTCATAGGTCACTTTAAATTTTTCTAATTTTTCCTCTTTGAGTCTACCCATATATGTTGCTACTAATGGTGATAGTCTAGGATTCATTAGTTCTGATCCTTCTTGTCTTGCTCTCTTTTCAGAATAGCCAGCTAGTTTAGCTGCCTCTCCCTGTGAGACTGGTCCCTCCGGTCCACCGAATACTATAAATTCGGCGAATCTTTTTTGCATCTCAGTTAATCTTTTTGGAACTCCCATGTTTTCTTCCTATACTATAGCCTATGATAAGGCTGCACCCCATTACAGATATAATGGCTATTAAGTGCCACACTAAAAAATTCATATTTGACAATTTAAGGTAACTATCCTATATTGTCAATATGAAAGATGAAACTAAAGATGATAGAGGACCTGAGGATTTAACTCGTTTGATTGAGCAGTATAAAAGAGAAATTGATAGGTTGGCCGAAGAGAATTCTAATCTTAAAACTATTGAAGAATCCCATAGAGAATTAAATGGAAAGCTTCATGTAAAAATTTCTGAAGTAGAAAATGAAATGGCTTTGTTAAAGGGGATTGGAAATAATTCACCTGAGATGAGAGATCTGCAGAAAGAAGTAAAAGAACTTCGAGAAGATAATAAAAAGCTAGCTTTACAAATTTCAGATCTAACTAGTAACAGAAGATATCACGAAGGAATATAATGTTTGTAAAACATCTACAAGAATTTTTAGGTAGGTTCACCATGGGTGGTACAAAATATCAAGGTAATGCTATTTCAAATGCTAAAATTTATGTTGAGAAGGATGGTTATCTCGAGGAGATAAAGAGAATGGAAGTTCATGAGCATATGATTATAGGTCAGCCTTCATTAAGATTGGTGTTAAGAACTCAAAAAGAGAAAAAATTACTTGTACCTGACAAATTAAGATCTACTCATTATGATGTTAAATGAACATCATTGTACCCTTAAAAAATAGATGGGCCCAGAGGCTAAATTATATAAAAAACTTCGTAAGATTTCTAAAGATATTTCCTGGATTAGGGTTGAAAACCTTAGCTCTCTTGGCACTCCTGATCTATTGGGCTACAATAATTCTGGCATCTTTTTCACAGTAGAGTTAAAGGTTACTAAAGGGAACAAAGTCAGATTTTCACCCCATCAAATTGCGTTCCATAAAACACATCCGAAGAATACATTTATCTTAGTCGAGGCCCTCGGTCCGAGGTCCTCGAAACTTGTTCAATACTTCTTGATCCCTGGCTCAAGGATCTCGGAGCTTGTAGCTTGCGGCTTGAGGCCTAAGCTTGACGCTTGTAGCTTGGAGCTTGAGGCTTGCTGCTTGAAGCTTCAGAACCTGAACTAGGTTCTGGTTTAGCTTGCGGCTTGTTGCTTGTTATTGTAAAAGCGCTCTTTGGGACAAGCTTGGGGGCTGTCCGGACCCTGTTTGCTGCTCTTAGTTTTTTATAATATTTTGGGTGTTTAAATTCCATTAGTGTTTGCCGTAACTTACATTCTTAACTGA